CTTAAAAACAGTTGTTGAGATCTCCATGATTATCCTCGTGGCTTGGACCTTGCCAGCCTTCTGGTTTTATTAAATCCGGTAAACCAAATGGATTAGGTCTTCCTTCTTTTATCCCTGGACTTTTTGCCATATTCGCCTCATAAATTGCATCCCATGCTTTATTGGCATCCACACCAAAAACGTCAAGAGTACCGATAGCAAAAACGCAAAGATCAATAAGGCCATCAACGATTTCCTCAGGATCTCTATTATCAATAGCATCAAGCGTTTCATCAAGTTCCTCCTTACACATAGAAAGACGAAAGCGTAAATACTTATCCATCAATTCTTTATTATCTTTATTTTTTTCAAACCAATCTTTGACACCAAACTTGTTGTGCATCATGTAAATATCATTTGCCCAATCACTCATTTATATACTCCATTTAAATTATTATACCACAATTACACTAGAATGTAAACTAGGGTTCTTTAAAGCAAACAATATTCTTTGTGTATCTTTCCAGTCTTTTACCTGCAAGGACACGCAATCTACGTGCATTTCTAGAGCTCTAGCTAAAGGATAATCATTTCCGCCTAGTTGCATCATATCACCTAAGAAAGTAATAGGTTTTTCTATCCACTCTATAACTTGGCTTTTGTCTGAACCCATAGGATATATATCAATTCCTGTTTCTCCAGCTACAGACGCGTCTATGTTAAATTTTTCTTTGAATTCATTTGCTATAGTTTGTCTTTCTTTTTTATGTTCGTCCCACTCTCTGTACATGACACGTTCTTCAAAATTACAATTTCTTCCAACAATACTAAAATTTGCCATGCCTGGTCTGTGTTCTAAGTGTCTTCCAGTTTTTCTATAAAATCCACTGCTATGTAGTTTATCTAACAACCAAAAAGCTGCAGAGTCTGGAAGTTTCCAGTCATTTTCATAAATCATCTCGCCATTTTTATAAACACAATTACCGGCACACTGAAACATGTAAGTTAAATTATTACAAACGTCTTCACCTAGTTGTTCTAAAGTTTTTTCATAATCAGATCCTGTAACAGTGTAGCAGTTATTGTTTCTAGTAAAATCTAAAAAGAACTCTTCAAATTCAGGATCTATTTTTTGTCTACTATCTGTTAAAGTACCATCAACATCAAAAATATAATTCATGCGAAAAAGTCCTCCAGTGTCGCTTCTTCTTTTACTGACCAACCTACAGCTTCAAGAATAGGTGTTATTGGTTCAATAAAAGTTTTTTCAAATTGAATATCGTAGTCTATGTATTTATGAAGGTTAAACTCAGGTGGTAGATAGTCAGGGAATGATATTATATTTTCACGTATTGGATTCGGCAGTTTTAAATAAGAATACTTTATCTTTTCACCAGATTGTATTGCGCCATACCTTTTTGTAAGAGCTTTGTCTTGTAATTCATGATTATAAAGTAGCGCGCCTCTCACATGAATAGGTGTACCTTTTCCATATATGTTTCTTCTATCTTTCCACTTATCTATTTGACTTACACCACGAGGAAAAGCTACTTGCTCGGGCGGTAAAGTCTTGAACCATTCTCTAAACTCATCAATAAATCTACGAGTTGCTTGCTGATCACCAGTAACCATGATCTTAAATATAGCTTTGAACTTATCTCTTACAACTTCTGGAGTAGAAGATTTAATAGCTTCAATACCCATTATCTTTAGTTTAGGCTCAGCATACTGTACACCTTCGTTGTTGTGTACATTAAGTATATATCGCTTTTTAGCAGTCCAGATACCGCGGTCAGCAATTACTTCACGACCCATTTCCATTCTCGAGGTAAAGGCATTCATGTAGTGGAACAGTCGATCGTATGCTGCCGCGATAACTTTTTCAAAGTGATCTTGACATATTTTGTCAAGCGCTTGAACAGGATCTGGTGGATTTAACTTTTTAACTAAAGGGCCCATGTTTATATAAACTGAATCGGTATCAATTGCTATAACATAATCTTTATCAGTCTTTAGTATTTTATTCATCTCTTTGTTGATAGCTTCTTCTGCCCACTTAATTGATAGCTGACCAGTAAGTGTAACTGATTCAGCAAGAGCATTGTCAAAATACTTAAAGTATTTGTTAGCTAGAGCGCCATAAAGAGAGTTCAAAAGAATTTTAATTGCCATCTGATTATTTTCAAGTTGGTTGATTTCAGACTCTAGTTTATATTCTTTTGTTTTCTCATATGCTGATTTTGCATCTAGCATTTTACGTTTTATCTGAGATCTTTCATCATAATACTCTGTGATAAGTTCAGGAATAATACCTTGCTTATCTTTTGTAAAAGGAACGCCTGAAGCGGTCACTGAGTATTTGTCTGATATTTGTTCGTCAGATTTATAATTAGATAAATATGCTGCAGGGCCTGAGGGAAATCTTATATTGTGAGATCTCAATAAAGTTTCAGGTGAAATATTGTATTGAACAATAATGTTAGGATATAGAGAATTTAAATCAAAAGAAACTACCCAATCATGTCCGCCAACTTGAGGATCTTTTACAAAACCTCCAGCAATAGAAGTTTTATGTTCACTATCTGGATTGCCTACAATAGAGTAAGGCACTTTATTAATTTGTTTTATAGGCGATACTATATTTTTACTGAGTAATCTACGATAAATAATTGATTCCCATATGTTTGTAACTCCAAACGTGTCATTTACATTGACTCCACCTTTATAAGCCATAGTCAATGCTAAAGATATAAGACCCATCTTTGCATCAATACGATCAACTAATTGTACGTCTTTAATGTTATAGTCAATAAACTTTTGATGGTTTTCTTTGTATAATGTATAGAGATTTCCAAACTCTTCGTAAGATAATTTATTCTCACCAAGAACAACATATGCTATGTGATCAAGTTTATAAGATTCTTGAGCACCATATGAATAACCAAACTTTTGAAACAACTCTAAATAATCTGCTTGTTGTATGCCTACTATTTCATAGCCAGGTAATTCACGTCCTCCTTTGAAAACGTTTCTTTCATTTACCATTTTCCAAGGAGAAAGCTTTTTTACTGCTTCTTCTGTACCAAGTAAACGTATACGATTTACAAGATATGGAATATCAAAAAATCTAGTATTCCAGCCTGTTATAAGATCAGGCCAGTTCTTAGACCAATAACTTATAAACTTTACTAGAAGTTCTTCTTCAGACTTACAATGGTGATATTGTATAAGTGATCCGTCAAGGTCCAGCTCACTCTCAGCTGGATCGTAGTGATCTAAACCCCATACTTGGTATATGGTTGATTTACTAGATTTTAAAGCTATCGATATGATAGGATATGCAGCTTCTTCTGGTGTAGGAAAGCCATCATCACTTGCAACTTCAATATCAAAATTAACGACATTTATTTTGTTAATGTCAAAGCTTATGTTATTAGGAAATTTTTCTGTTATAAACTGATGAATATAATTAGTAGTGCCATACGCTTTGAAATTATCCATTTCTTCATATGTGTGAAGAAACTCTTTAGCTTCTTTCATATCACTAAATTTTACTGGACTAATATCATCACCATCAAAAGATTTCCATCGACTTGGTTCTTTTGATTTTACAAATAGCGTTGGTTTGAATTTTATTCTTTCATTTATTGCTGTGCCATTATCAGTATATCCACGATATAATATAGAATTACCATAACGATTCACAGAAGTATAGAATGCCAAAGTATTACCTCCATCTTTAGATTCTATTCTACCATAAAAAAAGGGGTTTGTAAACCCCTTAAATTTTATTTTTTATCAGTGACAAATTCATATAATTTATCAGCATTTTCTTTTATTGCTTCGGGGGTTATTGCTTTTGGTATGTACTTTTGATAAGCGTCCATAGCTTCTTTAGTATTTTCTTTATACATATCCATTGCTTTCCAAGCTAGCTCCATTTGCATGTCGTATTGCTTGTCTAAAATTTCTTTCGCCATGTTTAAAGTGTCGTAACGAATTTGATATGGGTTTGACATTTTTGTCTCCTTTTGTGTGTGATTCCCGATTATCCAATCGAGGTTTATGTCATGATGACCTACATGCATAAGTCTTCATATTTCAATGTGTGTGTTCTGTGTTTACTTAAGTCGTAATCATTCTTCTCCGGGCTGTTCACCCATTGAGTAAAGATACGCAATAATGTCCGCACGTTTAGATTCCTTCTTCTCTTTATACATCATCTTAGTTCCTTTAACTAACTTTTTAGAATTAGCTAGCCAAGCGTCCATTAATTCATCTGTCCACTCTGGATTTTCTTTTGCCCATGCAGCGAACTTCTTACTATATTTATAATCTTCATTAGTTCCTACACCTCTATTCATAATATTCCAGAGATTTGGACCTGTTTTATTTTTATCACCCTCTGCTATTGAGTGGCAAGACTTACACTTCTTAAATCCTTTTTCGCCTTTTGCAGCATCTGCTGCATTAAGCAAACTAAAGCTAGCAGTGAATAATACTGTTGCAGTTAGTAAAGTTTTAATCATCCTCTGTTTCCTCTTAGTGCAAAAAACAATCCACC